CAAGTAAGCATTGCCAAAGGTAACCGTCTGTCCTGTCAGAACAAAACTGCCTGTGCCACCAGAAACTTTTACTGCTTTATTTAAATCAACTGCCTGACCTGTGACTGCAAAACTGCCCGTTGCTGCTGACATAACAACAGCTTTATTAAGGCCGACCGTCTGACCAGTAAGCGCAAAGGCTCCTGTCTCAAAGATTTCTCCGATTAAAATGCCAGCGTCTTGCCCAGTAAGCGTAAAGCTGCCTGTTCCACCGCTTACATTTAAAGCCTTAGCGAAATCAGCGGCTTGCCCCGTAAGAGCAAAAGATCCTGCGCCACCCGCTAAGTTTACAGCTTTATTAAGAGCAACAGTTTGACCCGTGACTGTAAAGCTGCCTGTTCCCGCTGCAACATTTAACGCTTTAACAAAGTCAGCGTCTTTAAACTGAAAAGTAGACAGCCTAGCATTTGCAGAAAGATTGTAACCTACGTTTAGATCCGCAGTCTGCCCCGTAAGTGCAAAGCTCCCAGCATCTGCCGTTAAAGCATAGTCAACAGATGTAACCCCACTATCCGCTAGTGGCGCAGAAGCTAGTGGGGAAAAACCTAACATCTATTACTCCGGTTTAGTGGGCCATGTCACATTGTTTGGAAAGTCTGATTGCGCTGGGATATCGCGCAAAGCTTGACGATAAGCTGTTTGGGCATCTGTCATTGTACGATCTGATACAGCCCACCAATCTGTTTCGAGCAAAAAGGTGTCTCTGTATTCCCGCACTTGTTTTTCAGTTATCATAGTAATACCTTTTTACGATAAACTTAGTTTTTTACTTACTATAGTGGAAGCACCGCTTGCGAGTACAAGATTAGAGTTATATATCCCTCCTCCTCCGTAAACATCTGAAGCCCATATACATAATTGTTCATTTACATTTAATATTATAACACCAGTGGCATATGATACTGGAAAAATAGTTTGGTTTGGCCAACCGTTAGCCATATTGTAAAATGCCATAGACTTATTAGTTACAGTGTTTTTCTTACCCACTAATAAAAGATCACCCCAATAACTTTCTCTTCTCGTGTGCGTACTAGCACTTGATATAGTAAAAGTTACATTGAATAATGTGGATGATGATTGGGCACTTCCTGCCATTACCTCATAACTAGAACTAGGCACTCCACTTACTTCGTTAAAAAAACTATCACCAAAAAAAGTACTTTCAAGGTCATAGGCATCGTTTGGTTTAGTAAACGAGCTACTTTGAGTATCAGTTACTGTAGTAAAACCAACAGTTGCCGAAACTCCACTGTCAAAATTATCACTGCCACGAATTACGCTAGTCATTTATTCCACCGTTATATTTGGGATTGGCTGGATGGCTTTTAGCTCATCAGGCGTTGTGGCGTTATCTATGCTAGATAATGCAGGAGCATCACGCAGTGCTTGCTTGTCAGCTACAATCTGAGTTGTGCTTGCGCTTGTTTCTTGCGCCTTCATAAACGCAGTGTCCAAAGCAGCCAGCGGTTCAATCCTAGCTGCGCGTATCTTATCGCGCCAAATATCCTTGGCCTTTGCCATATTAACAGAGATTACATTTGTATCTGTATTGGCTTCCCAGCCCTCACGAAACGTGCGCTCCGCTGGGATTGTATAATCAGCAGCGTTATAAGATGTTGCGCCTATTTTAATAAAAGTTGTCATTTGTTTACTCCTTTAAAATACTAATCATGCGCTGCAAAACATAAATATGGAATGTCATCAGCACTAGAACCAGCTCCACCTACAACCCTACAGCCCGTAGTAAGGATCGAGACATTAAAATTATAATTGCCTATGCCGCTGCCGTATTGAGCGCCACCCAACTGGTTCCCCCCCCATGTAGATAAAGCAGAGTAGGTTGCAGTTGAAAGATTGTTTGAAAAATTTACGATATAACCACCTGTTCCACTATCAGTTATAGAAGCAACATTTTCGTCATTGCGTATAGCTACAGTTCCAGAGCCGTTAAAGTTTACCCAAGCCCTAGCAGGGTAATATCCATTACCGCTTGTATCTTGCAGCGCATTAACCTTAATAGTGCTCATGCTGCCATCTCCCAAGCGTTACGAAACTGCCTATCGCTTGGCACTTCCTCTGTGCGCACAATCTTAAACATTGAGCGGTTGTGTTCTTCTGCCCAGCAACGCCTTGGCAAATCTTTCATACACAAATATTCCATAGCTTCCTCTTCCGTTAGAGGCCCAATGCGAGGCGCAGTCCATTGCAAAGCATGTTTGTCTGGATCATGTCGAAACGTGCTATGACGCCCTTCTTTAATAGCTTGCTGCTCATCATCTTGAAGCTGCCAATACACCCAGATAGGGGGCAACCCACCAGACATAGCTTCGTCTAGCCAATTTTGTGAAGGCACAAGCACCTTGGTAGGCTCATCAAGAGCATCAGGATCATCAAAGATAACACGATATTTTGTCATTTTTAATCTCCTAGTTATAACGCATTAAACGTGAACAGTTACAGAAAGGTATGTAACATCTTGTAACGAATTATAGTCATGTGTTCTTACTGAACAATTTGCTGTACCAAAAGAATACAAGTCAACCCCCATTAAATAGCTGTACGATGTATTAGATACAGATGCCGTAACAGAACAATCAGCACTAGAAATTGAATTAGTATAATTAACAGTAAAGCGTGAAGACCCATTATCAGTTACACTTGAAACATTTCCATTACCTCTAATTGAGCCGTTAGCTCCATTAATGTTTACCCAAGCTTTTGCTGGAAATGTTCCCGTAGGATCATATGGAGCGCCTAAAGTTACATCGGCATCAGGAAGCGTTACGGTTCTATTAGACGAAGTAGTAGGCGCGGTAAGCGTTATGCTGCCACCACCTGATGAACTACTTTGAATTTTAATTGATGCCATCTAAACCACCGTCCATGTTTCACCAGTGCCAACTGTAACCGTAACACCGCTATCTATTGTAATAGGGCCAGCAGACATAGCATTCTTGCCATCAGTAATCGTATAGTTAGCGGTTACATTCGTATCGTTCTCAAAGAAAACCTTATTAGAGCCGCCGCCCAAAGGGCTTAAATCTTGTGCAGTAGCGCCAACGAATACAGTAGCAGATCCACTAAGGTTAATAGCATTATTTGAGTTGCTGCTTTCGCTTACGGTGCGTGTAAGAGTAGTTCCAGAAGCTGTGTAGGTTCCTGTGCCTATCTCAAAATTACTGCCATCTTCTATAATGTACCTTACAACGTCTCCATTTGCTACGCCAGCATCTGCGAAGGTTTGATATCCATCCTCCGCAGAGCCAAGCGTAATTGTGCCAGTCCCAGTTGTGCTGGTTGCTACCTTTGCCCTATTTACAAGAACAGCCATAAGCTACTCCTTATTAGGTTAGCTGAATAACACCGTTTGATGGGCTGAAGTCGATAGTAAACGTATCGCCATCGTTGAGCGTTAAGCTTGAACCATAGTCATAATAACCAATAAGAGGGTCATTTGTTACAGTGTCATTATAAATGTAAACATAACGGAACGCAGCAACAGAGCCGCCTGACGCAGTAAGCGTTAGATCCGCAAGAACAAGCTTATAAACACCACCTGATTGGCTGGATGAAGTTCTTGTCAGGCTTCTTGAAGACAAGTTGCTGTAACTAATCTGAGTTACATTGCCTAAAATACCATTACCATCAGCAGTTGGGTTAGAACTTTCAGAACCCGGCGCTGTATTTGAGAGAGCAATTACAAGAGAATCACTTCCCAAGTTCATAGCCTCAACTGCGTAGTCAACGAAGTCGTTTATTTTAACAAAGGTTGCCATATCTATCTCCTATCTGGCTTAGCTTTCGTTACCATAGTTACTAATTAATTTCAAACCTTACTGTCTGTTGGGTAAATACCCAGTCAGATCTTTCGCTGTATCTTTAATTACATCACCAGTAGCCATAGTTTCTATAAGAGGCGTCATGCGAATAAGACCTTTAGCTCCGTCTTGCACATCACCAGAAAGCATCTGCCCTATAGAGCTTAATACTTCATAACTCCAATCAGCAGGAGCACCACCTAAAGAAACTAATGCACCAATCTTATCTGGTGGAGCTTGAAACTTTGGTTGGATGGGAAAGTTGTTTTCAAATCCCATTTCACTAGCCATTGCTATACCCCGATAAACCGCATCACTATAAATTGCAGCAAGACCTGAGAAGTCAAAAGATCTCATAATCTTATCCTCTAAATCCATATCCTTCCAAGCCCAGTTTGGGGTGCGTGTGTTTACAATCATATAGCCAAGACCCATAGCAACAGCTATATGAGACAACCGATTGCGAACTGCACCAGAAGCATGGTTAGCAGTAATTTTGCTTAAAGCGCCCATTGTATAGCTGTAAAAAGTAAACGGTAAAGCAAGCAATCCACTTTCTACTCTGCGATATCCTTTAACTCTTGGATCAACAGATGTTTCAAAAGGTAACATTCTAGCTAAATGCTCTGGAATATAAGCAACACCGCTCATTACAATTGGTTTATCTGCTGGCGTACCCATAATAACTCTATTCATAACACCAGATGACAACGCATTTCTAAATGCTTTAACAGCGGCTTCATCAGTCCAAGCCTCTGTATTAGGTAAAAACAAACCACCCTGACTTTTTTCATAAGGTGAGTCAGCTATTTGCTTAGCAAGCTTAGGAGTAATATTATACCTAGCTAAAAACTCTTGTTCAAACTTACTAGCCTTGCCAACACCCAACTTAATCGCTGAGTCAATAATAGTATGACCTCGAACTAAACCATCAAAAGTTTTAATAGCTACAGTTATAGGCGCTAAACCATTCATAATATAAAAAGCATTGTTTAACTTATCGGGAATAGTTTTACTAAACACATCGTTAGTAAGGCTCTCCATGTATTTTAAATGCGTTATACCGCGTGTAATTTCTAAACCTTCGCCAGCAAGATTAAGTTCTCTTTTAGAAAGTTTTAAAGATATATCATCCATTGAGCCAAGCACTGACATACCAATAGATTTAAGCTCATGATCCATAAAAATAGAAGCAGTATCACCAATAGCTGCTAATCCAGAGCCACCAAGAAATGTCCAACTTGTTGCTGTTCTAAGAAAGTCAGCTATTTTTGTATCTATAGCATCAGGACGTTTAAGCGTTGTTCCAACAACTTGATCATAAATAGCAACAAAGTTTTTAATAAACTTATTTATTGTCTGCTCATTAACGCCATCTTTAATTAACCTAGATCTGTAATAATCTATTCGCGCTTCTAGTGGCATTAGCTTGCCAGTTTCTGGATCACGAAAGCGTTTATGATATTCCAGTCGGGGGCCAACACGATTGGTGTAAGCAATCATAACTTCCTTAATGTCAGTCACAATGTAGTCTTTAATTAAGTGATTGGGAATATTAAGGCGACGAGATACAAGCGGGCCGCTGCGACCAAACCCAGTAAAGATTGCATCAACAGCATCCTCGTCTGTTTCTCCAAGAATGTTGTCTATAGTTTCGTTGGCTCTACGCTCAACAGAAACAGGATCAGTTGCTAGCTCTTGTCTTTTAAATAGATTGTCATCGCCCTTAACAATAATCTGAGGATTCTCACGATACCAATTCATTAAGATATTCTTTAAACCTTCTCGGTCTGATTCAATCTTGCGGCGATTAAAGATACGCATAAGATAATTGCTAGGTGATTTAACCGATGGCATTTCATCAATCATATCCATAGCATTATTAATTCTAGCTCTTGTATCATCCATAGCCTTTGCTAAGTCTTGCAAGGCATTACGCATATCTGCTGTAAGATCTAATTCTTTATAAAGCAAAGCTAACTCATCAATTGATTTTGCGTTTTGTATTTTATCAAATGCATCATCAAACTGAGCTATTAAGTTTTGTTTTCCGACAAGATCTTTTTCTAAATCAGCTTTAAATTTAACTTGTTTATTTGTTAAGCCTCTAGTTGTAGCGGTTTTTTGTAAACTCTTTAACTTATTAGTTATTTTTTCTATATCTGTTGAAAGTCTATCTTGCTGTGGACGCATCCAACGTTTGTTTTGCTCAATAATACTTCTAGTAACGCTTTGAAGTTCCATTTGCCGACCAACATTTTTTAAATAGTTGTCTTCAAAAAGATCTTTTGGATTAATAAGTCCAACTTCTTCTAACTCTTTTCCATATTGCTCAAAGAATCCACGCGCAGCTTGAACAGACGCAGCCTCTTGTGGCGTCATCTTATCATATGGCACTTCATCAACCATTAAGCGACCAATGTGATTGTACCACTCATCAGGTGCAAAGCTATCCTTACCTAACTTGCGACGAATACGCTCATAATATTCTCCAACAGGAACATTAAAGAACTCAGCAGTAGGATTACGCGAGCTTACTTCGCGATAGCTTTGATTAATAACATCAAGCGCCTTAAACCAATCACCTTGACGTCTTGCAGATTCAGTAAACGCAGAACTGCCTACACTTTTGCCAAGTTGATTCATAGCAAAGGGCATTCCATTATCGCCACCAAGCTGAAGCATATCCATCTTAGCCCAGTCTGGTAATAACTTATCTTGTATTGTTACACGAAGAGGCGTTGGTATTGCTTTCATAAACCAAGAATTAGTAAACCACTCACCAGTAAAAGATAAATCTTCGCCTCTTTTTGCTGGCTCGTCAGATACACTATTAAGATATTCTTTGTATCTACGACCAAAGGTTGCTTGCCTAGCTTGCGCAGAAATAGGTCTATTAAGCGCTGCTCCTATACCATATCCGAGTAAACCGCCAACAGCCGCTGTACCCATTGTATAAAGCGCTGCGTCTCCTATTTCAGCTATTGGGTCTTTACCCTCACTAATCTCAGTAAGCGCCTCAGTAAGCGTAATACTGCCATCTACAACTGCTGCATCTAGAGCGCCTATTTTGGCAAGGTTTTGAGCAGTAAGATTTTTACCTTGCATTAATTGTTTTGCGCGCGCAATTTGTCTAACGCTGCCTTGAAAGCCTAAAGCGTTAAGCCCTTTGCCAAGATGCAAAGAAGCAGCAACACCGCCGTAAGGAATAGCAATAGATGCATGAAGGCTAGGATCGGTAAGAAATAAATTAAGACCAGTAGAGCGATTTAATACGCTATAATTATCTCTACGCTTTTGTATAAACTCTAGCGCAGAAATAAAGTTATCTTGAGAACCAATTCCAAACAAACGAAGATAACGGGCATCTTCTTCATTAAACCCTTGTTTTTCTATTACTGTTTCAACACGATCAATTGACTCTGGATCGTAAGTAGAAATCCTAGAATAGAAATTTAATTGATTTTTTATTGGATTAAATATTCTTCCATACTGAGCATTACCTGTTTGCCCTATTGTTGGCACTGTAGACTGCATTGGCTGTCTGCCAATATTAAAAGGTCTTGCCTCTGGAACAGTTATCTTCATTTATTTAAACCAGTTATTATTGGCTGCTTTCTCAGGCTTCCATCATTATTGTGTGTGTTTGTATAAAGCTTGTCCCATGCATATAGCTCTGGAAATGCAGAAAGCTGTTGTTGTACGGTCATGGTCATTATTTCAGTATCAGTGTACTGTGGATAAAGCTCAGTGCGTAATGGACGCGGTGGAACAGCATGAGCAGCTGCATATTGTTCTTTTAAAGAACCATCAAGATTATAATAATCTCCATATTTAGAACCCCATGCCTCCATATCAGAAAATGCAGAATCCAATTGACTTCTATTCATTGTCATAATTTCTGTATCAGTATATTTAGGATCTCGATTTGGCCTTGGTGGTACATTAGTAGGCAAGTTTTGTATTTCTTCTATTTCCTGCAAAGACAAATTTAAATCTTTAGCATTCTTAGATCCTGTATAAACTTCGCGCCGACTTCTAAAAATATTTAATGCTGTTGTATTATCACCAAAAATTTCTTTGTACGTTGCCATGTTAGAAGGATTATTAATAAATGTTTCTTCATCCATGTGAGGAAGGCTTGCTAAGTAATTTATTTCTGCAATAGCCCTTTCAGCTTTTGGAGCGTCTGCATTGTTAGCTACAGTTAAATTATTAAAAGACTGAAGAGTTAGATCTTGTTTTCTTGTTGATTCAGTTTTTTCTAAAGTCCAAGTTTGGTCATTAATCATAATAGGTTGGAAGCTATCAAACTGATCTAGATATCCAACTTCATACATAGGAACACCTGACTCAATAGACGAAACAACAGGATTGTATTTTAAATCTATATTTAAAGCAGCTAAACCTTGTCTTATTCTATTTCTATCAGACAGCTCTTCATTAGCACCTACTCCAGTAGTAAACATTTCAACAATAGCTCTTGACGTAAGCATTACATCCCCACCAAGAATACCACCTAAAGTAAAAGCCATTGTATCAAGTGCATTATCTCCTTTTAAAAGATCATTAAACTGACCTGAATCAGCAAGAAGATTTGTTAGCTGGTTTCTGTTTGCTATAATTTCATCATTTGAAAAATAATTATTCCTAGGGAATGCAGTGCTATCACCAATATAAGGCCCAACAACACTAGGATCTTTTTTCATCTTTGAAGTGTAGGTATTTATTACAGAAGATATTAAATCCTCAGTAATTACATTACCCCTTACTTTTTGCATCCGAAGAGTTGCTAATATTTCTTTTTTATAATTACTACTCATTGGGTAAGTGTCTAATGCTCTGTTGATATTTCCATTTTTTGGCAAATCAAGATCTGCCTTAATATCATTATCAACATTTCCATCGTAGTTTCTAAACTCAAGAGCAATAGACAATGGCTCTACGCCTTGTTCGCGAGCAACAAAGTTCATTGCAGAATATAATGCGTATGTTTCTGGACTAAGATTTTTACGCATTATATCTAAATTAGTGCGTCGACCATCTTCGGTAGTAGCTTCAAGATTAGAAAATTTATCAAACACTTGGATTGCATTATTTAAAACATCTTCACTATTTGAAGTAAGGGCAGATTCCATAGCTACTTTAACAGATGGAAGTACAACGCCTTGATTAAGAGCTTCTACGATTTGAGGAAACTCAAGCATATTAGCAGCATTTATAAACTCATCTTTAAATAAATAAGAATCATACTCTGCTAAATCATTAGGGCTAGCAGTAGAAAGATTGCTTTGAATAGCATCTATCTTCATACCAATAATATATCTATCGTTTTGCTCTGTAACTGCTTCTAGTTTTCTATCTAAATAAGCAGAAGTGCTTGAAGCATCAAACTTGTAAACCTCTCTAAGCAAATTGTAAGCTTCTTTAACATTGCCTTTTAAATCTGTTCTTTCTTGAGTTACAGAATTTTTTAAGTTTTGAATATCTACCTTGCTTAACTTTATTCTGTCTACTTTTATTCTAGATTGTTCGGCAAAGTTTTGCCTAGCAAGTCCTATTAAAGTTTGCTGAATTGTTTCATCTAATCCAGATGCTTCTATGTTTGATAAAGCAGACTGAAAGCTTGCATTTAAATCAGTAGAATTTTTAAAATCAATTAAGCTTTGACGTAATCTATTTTCTTTTTCTAAGTCAGCTTTACTTTCCATCCGAGTTAAAGCCGCTCGTCTTTCGCTAATCTCAGTTGCAAGATTAGATCTTTGCTCTTGAGTCATTCCTTGTATTTGTCTTGCTACAGACTCACCTTGATCACCACCAATTAAATCAGCTATTGCTTGATAATCTGGTGAGGATTCATCTAAAAGAGCTTCAGAAATAATGTCTATATCAGATGCTTTTTTGCCAGCCGCGTCTAGGTTTTTTTCCACCCATTTTGCTAGCAACTCTGACATTACTTCATTTTTAACAGACTTGTCTTCAATTTTTGCTCCCATAGCTTCTATATCTGCTACCAATGTCGAAGCGCTTATAGTTGAACCTACTTCAGATAGAATGCTATTAGTCTGGTTCTCTACATATTCATCAGCAATAGAGGCAAAAGAATCTAAACCAGCAAGCAAAGTAGGTATGCTTGTTGTTGTCTTGGCTTCTAAAGCTAAAGTCTCTAAGTTATTACTGCCTATTTTATTAGCCAAGCTACTCATAATATTTGGCTTAGTAAGGCCAAGCTTAAATAAAGATTGATCTGAAGGCGACAGCGTAGAGTATATATCTATAAGATTATTGTTAGCATATAACCCTTCAAGCCCATCAATGCGATCATTGGCTGATCTCCATTGTTTAAATGTCATGCTGTCTGTGTCTTTTAAATCTAAATATCTAGCGCGAAGAGAGTTCGCTAAGGTTGTTATGTCTTCATTAGATGCACCAGCCCCAATAAGATTAACCAGCTTTTTTTCATCAAGATAACCAGACATTAACTGCTGATTTATTAATGCTTTCTTTGCCGCTTCAGCCTGTTTTTTTGCTAAAGATGCATATGTGCTAGCTACATATTCTTTTCCAGCTTCTTCAATGTATCTACTATAAGGAGTTGCTTCACCTTCTGAGTTGTACATTTCTTGTATGTAATTACTTATACGAGATTTATATTGATCTGCACTTGAAGAGCTAGACGCAAACTCTGAACCTTTAGCCGCAAACTCACTAAGAATAGATTCTTCAAATCTACGATCAATCATGTTTTGATATGATCTAGCAGCAATAGTTCCAAATGAAGCAGGCGGCGTGTAAGCCACAGGCATATTAGTAGTAGGATCAATAGCAATTATTTTATCAGATGGTTGAGATTGAGCAGCTTTTTTACCAGCAGCCTCTGCATTTTGAGCAGCTTCTCTATATGCAAGTTGAGAAATCCTTGAAGCTGCGTTACTAATAGCTTCACCTACTTGCGCGCCGCCAGCATCTGAGCGCACAACACCAACAGGCTGATTAAAGACTTGAGTTCTTTGTCTAATAACAGCCATTTACTTGCCTCCTCCACCACCGCGCGGTGCGGCTGGCGCTTTTACAGTTTGATATTGATAAATACCCTGAGAAGCAGTGCCAACAGCACTAAATAAAGACGCAGTTAAAGCATTGTCTCCACGTCTTCTTTCAGCCATAGCTGCTGATTTAGACTTCATATTTTGAAACTGAATTTGTTGATCTATGCGACCAGTGTCTTGAGCAATAATTTCCTTTTGTCTATCTAAGAATGCTTGAACACTTCTATCAGAACCAACATCACGACCAGCAGCAGCAAATGCAGCTATATTAGCTGATGTTGCTAAGTCATACTCTTCCTTTCTTGCCCTAGACATTTGCATAGCTTGAGTTTTATTTAAGGCTTGATCTGTTTTAATTTGAAAAGCATTTAATTTAGATGCTTCTCGTTGAGCAACACCAGCAGATATTTGACCAAATACACTTAATGCACTTGCTCCAATCATAGCCATTGTTATTGGTTCCATTAGACTATTAACTCCGCTACTATTCCATTAATCTGTAAGCCTAGTGGCTTGTCTTGCTCAATAGTTATCTGTGGATTCCTATTGTAACCCAAAGTCTTTATTTCTTTTTTGCCAGTAAAACTTGAACTAACAACATCGTTTGAATTTACCTTCATTGATTCCGTTGATTTAACATCAACAACAATGTTGGTAATTCCTCTTGTTGTGCCAGTCGAAGGCCCATTGCCCATGTTTGCATCTATTGGATTGCTTACTAACTTAGCAGTAAACTTCTTGCCAAACTCAGCGCTCTCATAAGTATTAACAAAATCACTAACCGCAATTGTATTGCCCATAGAATTACCATGAACTGTGCAATAATACTTTAAAGAAGCTGGCGCATCACTAGCCACTACTATAGTAACCTTTGCTCCAGCTTGCCCAGCGGTTCCTGTTGTTGTTACACCAGTTGTGTAAGACGCATCTGCGCTTGTTCTAAATGCAAAAGGATGCCCAGAGTTTGATGAATCTGAAAGATCAAACACATATGTATTACCGCGAGAAAAACTAAGAGTAGGAGCAGAACCAGATATGCCAGCTATTGCATACTTATTGCCGCCATCATTTACTACAGTAACTGTATAATTTACTGTTGAGGGAGTAGCATATGCAGACAAATCAATGTCATCATTACTATCTACAGTGAACTGATTTAAGTAAGTATAGCCGCTAGAAGAAGCATACCCATATACATCAACTACATCTCCATTGCTATAAACGTCACTTGCATCTACTTTATTGGCAACAACAGATTTACTTTGCCATAAATCTAAGCCTCTATCTGTATCAAACTCACAAAGATGTAACTTACCATTGCTGTCATATACATTTGCAAACAATCTACTGTGTATTGCTATAACAGATCCAAAGCTACCAGACGTGCTAACCCTAGTCCAAGCCGCTCTCTTCTCAGCCCTATTAGAGGTAAACAGAATTAAATCACCATTAGTTAGTGAGAAAGCGGCATATGAATCTGCAAGATTAAATCCACTATGAGCCACAGATAAATACTTTGGAGAATCAATTAAGTGAGAAGCTAAAGTCGAAATAGCAGATGCTGTATATGCATCTTCAGAATCACTGTATAAATATTCTCTAATAATCCTACCATTCTTCTGCACAAATATAGTCGCACCATCTATAGATGTTGGTGTTACAAACTCTGTACCATATGGTGTTTGCATTCTTATCTGAGCGTTAGTCGGAGTAATTGCTTGATTCAAGTAAGTAGGAACATATAGTTCACCAGTAGAAGTAAACACTTGAAGATCACGATTAGAAATCATGTATCTTATTTCATGAGAATCACCAGTTGCAGCGACCAAGTTAATTGAATCATCATCAGCAGCTTCACCTACATCAAAGTTAAAAAAGCTACCAATCTTACTCATCCATATTGTATCAGGCTCAGATAACGTGCCGCCAAAACACAACCTGTTTTCATGGAATACAACAGCAGCAGGATATCCCCTTACAGCAGAGAATGATTGCTCATCCCATGTTGTTGTTGGAGCATGACAGGATATAGACACATGACCGCCACCATCTTCGCTGCTAGATGCGGAGCCACCAGCCTGATATGTGTAAGTATTATCATCTATTATTTCTCTAACCTGATCTGTAACATTTAAATTACCACTATTAATACCACCTGTTGCAGAAGCATCTTGTACTGTAATTGCATCACCAACATTAAGGCCATGATTAATTTGAGTAACTTCAACCGTGCTTGAGCCGTCTCTTGTTCTAAGTGGATTAAGAACAGATAAACGTGCAACAAGCTCATCAACAACAGTACCTGCTATTGTTGCTGCATCTGTTACTGCTGTAATTTCTATTTCCTGTTCGTGATATCTAATTATTGTACCAACATGGCCTGATGAAAAATAAGCTGGACTGCCTTTAACTCCAGTATCTATTCTATAACCTCCCGTAGCAGAGGTTGTAGTAATACTGGTAACTGTTTTAAAATACTTTGTTGAAGTTGCTGCTGAGTTGCTAGTTGTATTAATGGTTTCACTAATAGATGTTCCGCTTATATTAGTGCCATTGATTGTATGTGTTCTTGTAGAACTTATAGAAGGCGTAATTACTATTTGCCTTGCTTCTGGAAATATTCCAGTTTTTCCAAATTCTGATGCTGCCGCAGGAGTAGGAACCCAAGGTGTATATCCAATGCCTGTGTCAAGCGCTACTGCGGTTACATCATAATATACAAACCCTGTAATTGATCCACTTACTGCACTTGGGTCAAACAAAAGACTAGAGCTTTGAAATCTTGAGTACGGTTGATAAGTAACCTTATTATCTGCTCGCGCATCAAATGAATAAGTATCTATTTCAAAAGAAGTAAGGCTTGTTCTTGTAAGCATTCTAGGTGCAAACAAAGGATGCGATATAAACATAACATCGCCATATTGAGCAGCTGTATATTCTTGCAAATATTGCTGATCAAATGGAAGTGCTACTGAATCAACATCAGTAGTAAGCGTCTGAACTAAAGTTACATTGCCATTTGTCTCAAGTTGAAAACATCTTACTTTTTGATGCTCAATAGATATTATATACTCTTCATTGTCATCAAATATAAATTTGTATAAATGAGATTGCTCTGGATAAGTCGAATTAAAAGTAATTCCATAATCATATATATGCTTTAGGCCAGTTCTCTTCTTTACAGAGCCTTCGCTCATAACAATTAAGTTTTCTAATCGTTGAGCCGACTGTCCATAAACAGGTGAATCCGTTCTCATTATTAATGAGTCACTGATTTCTCCATACTGAAAGCTGTTAATTGGAACTCTTACTTTCTGCATTAACTGCGCCTTTCAGCAATAAACCTCGATGTTGTTAGCTTGCGCGTTGTTTGCTGCTGAGAATCAATGTTCCTAGCCTTCATAAACAATGCCGCAGCTTTCTGCTCCATTAACTGAGCAAGCTGTGCATCTCTAGCTAAAGAGATTGCAAAGGAACCAGCAAGAGTAAACTCAATTGCTGTAGTAAAGTAAGAAGGCCAGCTAGACTCAGGCGCTCTCTCAACATAATCTAAGACAACGGTATCGCTTGCATCCGCGTCACAGAATATTTTATTACTATAGATATCGTACTTAATCAGTGCATCGTTAATAGTTATGCCTATTACCGTAACGCAAGATGCAGGAATATGATAAGACGCTGAGAACCTACCCTTTGGAGCGGTTGCTAAGCGTGTAAGATTTATCTGAGTTGTAGCAAAGCGCCAACGAAAAGAAGCAAATGAAGTTTGTATTATGTCTTCATATAAAGCATTAGCTACTTTTGCTTCAGATGTACTAGCTGCAAAGTCGGTAATCCCGTCAGCACCAATAAGATATAATGCGTTGCTTGCAACTTCTAATGATGAATCAGCTACTCTTGGCATGTTGGTTTGGGGGCCGAAGCCCCCACTCCTTTAGGTATCAGTTGCGCTAATTGTATTACCATCAACAACGTCAACCGCAGTGGTTGCAACGCCGTTAAAGTAAGTCAATGTAGCTACTGGTGTGCCGCCTGATGCAGAAATAACGAAAATAACATCGTTAATATTTAGCATCGGGTGAGCATCTTCAAAGTAATCTTCTGCACGAACAACAGAAAAAGCATCTGTTGTAGTATAGTGCCACAAAGAAACACCAGAAGCACCACTCAAACGAGTAAGGTTTGCTGAATTATAAGCCATGATTAATCCTCTTAGTTATTATCAAGGACTTCATAGATACCATCGCTATCAATAACGACAGCACCCATAGACATCATTGATGTGGCAAGGTGTGAGACTTTTTCCGCAATATAGTTTACCTCAGTTTGAACATCAGCATTTACGCCAAGCCCTACTGAAGATGTATGGTACGAAAAGTTTTTACCACCAGCTACAGCAGACGTTGAAAAGATCTTGAATCCCAAGAACTCTTTCATTGTCATACCGCCAGCAAACGGCAAGTTCTGAGGGCCAACGTAATCAGAAGAAGCAAACTCGTTAATGTTAAACAAGTCAGCAAAACCAGAAGGAGACATAGCTAAGTAGCGTTGTCCGTCTTCTGGAACGTCAGCATTCCCAAGAGTTTCAAACAATGACAACAAGTCAGCTTTGCTTACTGCGCTGCCAGTTGCACCAATCTGAGTGCTGTTAGCACCAGCATCCATTGCTGTGATTAAGATTTCATCAGTCTTACGACCGAGTGCAGCAGCAGCAGATTGTGCTACAGCTTGACGCTCGTTGATGTTAATCTTTAATTCATCAAGCTTGTCCATATACTCTGAAGCATAGAAGTCAGCCATTGTTACTTCAACATTGGTATGCGCTAACTCCATTGGAGTTACGTTGCCATTGCGAGATTTAGTAGTTGCAGTGCCTTTTCCGATTACTTGGAAACGAGCAGTTGAACCTGTGACATTTGTCGTACGCACAGTGTTCCGTAACTTGGAACCCATACGCTGATACGCCATATGTACTTCAGTTTCAAACTGCTTGATAAAGGCTTGATCAATAGTATTAGCCATTTTTACAGTCCTATTAGAAGTTTCAGTTAATCACAGGTATCCGCTTTTCTATCTCAACAAGGGTATCCTTACGGGCCTCTCAATGTATTACGGGCTGTCGTGGTTCATCATAAACACAATTTTGATCTAAATTGCAACGAACAAATTCAACATACTTATTTCCGTTCTGTGTAGAAACGCCAACAGGATCAAATCCTAGCCATGTTGCCCAGCTTACCATGCCCTCATAATCAGCAAGAATTGTCATAGACATATGCGATTGGCTTTGATCAAAAAACTCTACTAACATCTTCGATCCGCGTGCTAGCATAGTAAAGTTTTCCTTTATTTTATTGGAAAACATTGCAAACATTTGAGGCCAATCCTGATCCTCACAAAACCAAAGACCGCCAACAAACAAAAGTTCACCTCCATCTTTACGACAAACATAAGCCTCAGATGTTTTGCTCATTACTTCTAATGCAGTCCTTACATCGCAGTAACCAAGTAATTTTATTTCTCTGCGATTTTCTTTTGAAAGAACTCTTTCAAGCTCATCAATGTGAAAAGATCTAAGGGGAGTCAAATAATAACTCCCCCTTTTTATAATCTTAACCTCTGTAGAGTAATTTAAATCCATCATCTACCTGCTTTATAAAGTTTGGATCTCTATTTCTAGGCTCCCAATACCTTGGGTCTTTCATCATTTCTTGCAAGCTTGCTTCTGTTACAGATGGAGATGGGCTAGTATTGCCAGCAAAGTTACCATCCTTCATTTTTTCCATAATAGTTTCTAAGGCTATAATCCCCTCATGAGATTCGCACATACGCTCAATAGCTGGCAGTGCATCCTCTGGGAAAAACTTATTAGCAAACATAGATGCAGCTTCAATTCTTGTGCTGGCATTATCACCAAGCTTTGCCGACTCAGCTTCTATATCTGGTTGGCTTCCATTAATTGCCTGAGCATACATTTCTATGCCTTTTTGAAACTCTTCTTGACCATATCCGTTTTCAAAAGAATGCTCAGACCACCACTGCAAGAGTTCATTATCAACAGCAAGATCATCATCAACAATATCTGGAAGCTGATAATCACCAGCAGTTTCTGGCCTATCAGCAAAAGCTTCTGTTTTTATTTCTTCAAGCAAAGCTTCTCGTATTTCTTCATCCTTGCCGCCAAGCTTAGATTCAAGTTCCTTATACGCCTTTGCTAAATCCTCACCTGTTTTATATTTCTCAGGCAACCACTCTGGACGCTCAGGCGCAGCCGCCTGATCTACATCTTCTTGAATTACAAAATCACGGCCATCTGCTTCTGCTGCTTCAATTGCTGCTTCATCACTCATTTGTCTTTACTCCTATGTGCATGTGATATGCGCTGTTCAAGAAGGCCAACTATATACCGCTGCCCCTCTATATGTCTTAGCTCTTCTGTAGATACATTAGGCCCATTAACCATCTCAATAGTTACAGACCTGAGATATTGAAGCACAGCCTTTCCAGTAGGCGTGTTAAATATCTGAGCTATATTCTTGCTTATTTCAACGTCTCTATCTATGTGACGCTGTATTCCGTCTATGCCAATATTAGCCTTCGTCGCCAACTTGCATTCCTTGTTGCTGTTGAGCCATTTGCTGTTGAGCCATTTGCTGCGCAACCGCAGCTATTTGTCTACGCTGTTCTTCGTCACGAATCAAGCTCTCTGGTACACCAAACTTTTTAGATAGGAATATAGCAGTCTTTTCTGAGTCAATTAACATTTGCATCATCTCAGGGCCAAAGGCTCCACCAACAAGCTCTAAGAAACGCGCAACACTTGAGATATCCTCATTTGCTTGTGCTTGAGCGAGCGGAGATACAGATCGCACTTTAACTTCCCTACCATTTACTGTAGGTACTTCTATGCGGCCCTGCTTCTTTAGGATGTAAATTACACGCTGAAGTACGGGCTGCACGAGTTCAGCTTGCAATCTCCCAAATGAAGAACCCATTCTCCTAGATAAGTCAGCCATTCTTTCGGCCACCTCAGTTGCAGTCGCAGGAGTTTTGTTAGGATCAGCAAGCATATCCATGAACAAAGCCTTGCGAATATTAAGGCGCATATCATTAAGAACAAGCTGCGCTACATCAAAGCGACCCGCTGCTTGTATAGGCTGCAAGCCAGCAGAACCCATAGCTTTTGGTATAATAGTCCCTGGGACTAAATTAATTGTATCAACATTAACTACGCCATCATCTTCCATCTGATATATACCAGAGATAGACATCTGAGCATTTTCAAGAATAAGCTCAATGGTTAAGTTTGTAGTTTTAATAGCAGACAGAGCATTAAGAATAGGCCCACGACCATACACCTCGCCAGAACACTTAGACCACCTAAAACAAATAAAGGGATTAGATCCGACGCCCTTCATTTGTTTTTCGTATAGCGTTGTTTTGGTACTCATGCAGAATGCATAGTGATAGTAAGCCTCCTCGTTTCGCTTACTGTAGTCGCGGCATACAAGTTCAAGAACAGTAGTTTCTCTGTCCTTGCCCATTTGTTGCTCGACCTTTGGATCAAACTTACCATCAGGAAAGAGAATCCTTAGATCATCAAACGGAATCTTCTTACGCTCTCTAAATACATGGTCAATTTTATCGTCTGGCCCAGTATCAAGTACGACATGTGGAAGGGGTATTGCGGTAAAGTTTACTGGATTAATTGAATCCCCTTCTTCGACGCACAAGACACCAGTACCAACAGCCAAGTCCATAAAGGATTCATGAACCTCTTGGCTGAAATTGGAGTTCTGCAATACCTCGAATACATATTCAGTAACTTCATCTAGCTCATTATCAATTGCTTCACGCTGATCCTTTGGCACCTCACTGCCAGACACAAGATCAGCCCACCTAGCAAAGTTAGGCACAATGCCAGACTGCAATCTGCTAGCAAACTCTTGAACACCAACTACTGCTGTTTCATCAAAGATCTTTTCATCCCTGCGTTGCCCAGCTTCTTCATAATAAAACGACTCACGTTGAGGCAGAGCGTATTCATAACACTCCTCAAAGAGAGGAACCCAGTTTTCCCGAAAGGCTTTTGCCTTCTGGTACTTCTTTAGTTTTTGCTCTGCCAATGTATTCATGAGTTAAACCGTCCTAAGAATCCAGCGCCACCAGAGCGAAACAAAGATCTTCGACCACGACCGCCGCGCATACCGCGCTGCTGCGTTCTTGCAGATAAAGCTTCGCTAATATCTTCGCGTTTACTCTCTGCGCGTTTTTCTACTTCTTCTCGTTTAGCAATATCTGCTTCAACCCTTTGATCTGCTGCTGCTTGCTTTTCGTCACTAGAGGGGCCACCACCACCAAAACACATAGCTATCTCCTACATTCTAGACCAAACGCCAGCGGATCTGCGTGCGCGTGGGCCTTTGTTAAACACATCAAAGTTTCTTTTAGCTACCACAGGCTTAGACGGTTTCTGATTATTCATCAAGGCTCGTCCTTCGCCAGCACCTAACAAGAGGTATTGAAGTGCGTCATGAATATGCGAATACATGTTTTTATCTGGTTTGTCAGCATATCTTTCACCAGACACTTCCATGCGCTTATACTGATAGCCACCCTCAAAGCCCTTAATAAGCTGTGGACAGCGCCTATCAATTAAAAATGCTGGCTTACCTTCGGTCATCTTGTTCAGCTGGGAGCTAACTGATTCAAGACGTAGGTCAACAGAGTTGGAGGGCGCTGGAAACGCCTTCAAGCCAGCACCGCGCAGAATATGAAAAGGAGTCGATTCATCAGTCTGCGCTCTAAAGTCTCCCGCTGGATCGCCGTAAATATATACATCAGAACATTCTGAAAATCTTGTGGCTATTTCCTGTCGCAATACTTCTGCAAATCTTACAATACCCATATCAAATGCAACGACTTCAGCTTGGATTAGCCATCTTCCCCTTACCTTTTGCCCTAGCACGGCGGCGGGGGTTAGGCCAAAGTCTAAGCCGACATAAAGGGGCAACGAAGCGGCAATGGCGATTTCTTCTTTTGCAACATGGGTATCTGCTGCGAACATTGGGTATATAGGTTTGCCATCTTGAATGGTTCCAAGCTGGTTCATTACATAAACATCTATCCAACTTTTTGTCTTACCTTGAATTAAATTAGGGTAATAAGACTTTAACATATGCTTTGTGTTCTCAGCCTTGGAGTTTGGAGTGTAACCCTCTACTTCACCTTCTTCATTCTTCTGCGCCACCATCCCAGAGGGCTGCGTATAGAAAGACCAGTTGTCTGGTTTAACCAGCATCTTAGCTTGCTCACGCGGAATATGATCTGGGATTGGAACCTCTCCAGCCATAATGGGCCACCAATGATCTTCCTCAGGGGCGTTGGTATCGGCAATAACGCCAGTCCAACTAGGGCCACCATCACGCATAGAAGGAAACCGCCCAACACGCATCGTGCAGGCGTCAATAATACTTTTAGGAATCTCTCGTGCCTCGTTAATCCAGATGCCGGTAAGTTCCAAAGATAAGAGTTTCTTAACATCTTCTGGCCTATCAAGTGCAAGGAAAATAACCTCAAGGTCTATGTCTCCCTTTTTAATGCGGTGAGTGTACGGAACAGACCAAGTAAATCTACCCCAGTCGCTTTCGGGAAACCAATCAAGCCAAGTCTTAATAGTGGTGGTCCTTAGCTGTGGGTTGGTATTACGAATAATAGCCCAGCGGCTTTTGCGTATACCGCCTTCTGATTTCTTTTGAGAAAGTGCGCGGCGAAATACTTCAACACAGCAACCAACAGATTTACCAGAACCAACTGGGCCTCTTACGCCACGAAAAAACGTATCGTCTTTCATAAAGGCTTTGAGTACGTCACCATCTGGTTTGTACTTGAAGTCAGTCATTTTTGCAGCAAACTCTTTTTAGTTGCCCCGCCTCTTTTACTTCTTGTTTTTGCTGCTTCTACGGCAAGCTCTATAGTATTATATCTAGGAAATTTTTTACCTGTTCTATCCTCAAATGACTTAGCTTCATTCCAAGCCTTATCTCCTTTAAGGAATTTGGGCTGCTTTGTTTTTGAATCAAACCATATTGTTGGTATGTTCCACGCTTTTCCTTCTGGAGACTTCTCACTTGCTAAGTATTCTGTAGCAGATCTACCGCCAACAGTTTTTATAGGCTTGTGTTTTTTAGGATCAAATGGAATTAAATCAGCCATTATCTTAAACCCCTGTTGACTCCAAAACGAATCATGTCTTCCACAACTTCTGGCGCAATGCTTTCAATAAGCTTATCGCACTCAGCATTGGTAACAAAAGACTTGCCATGCTTTTCTTCTATGTAAGCAAAGTGAACCTTGCGAACAATGCCGCGAAGAAGATCTAAGTCTTGCTGCTTAATGGTAGTTATAAAGCTCACTGTTACCCTAAATCTTTTTCTAAAAGCTCTTGAAGCGGCTGACCAATACAAGGCTTTGCTTCCTCATACATAGCCTCAATCATTTCTAATTGATCTTTAAAGCTGTCACACTTTAAGACGGCACTTGCCATCTGTTTAAATCTCCATACTTGAGTTACTTCATTCATGTTCTATACCTCCTCACTTTGTTGGCAATAGCTTTCGGTTGAGCCACATGCTGCTTACCTGCTGCCTTACCCTTTCGTTTAGCTGCGGTTGTAGCTGCATATTCAGAATCACTAAGAGCAGCAATAGCCTTACTAGGAAGATAACGCTCACCAGTCTCACTGGACTTTTTGCCAGACTTGGTGCGCCACTTCTGCTTGCCCCAGTTAAGTAATGACTTCTGCGGAGCCTTCATCTGTAACCGCCACCAGCAGCTTTATACCTCTTAGCAAGCAACTGCGCTTTCCTTGCCGACCACTTGCCAGCAGCAGTGCCTTGAACATTTGCAGCCTTTATTCTGTTGAACAAAGACTTCCGCATTTTGGGTTTGGTATAGTTACCAGCAGCATTAACCGCCATTACATATGCTTCCCTTCTTTGTCCCACTTAGCCTCAATAGACTCAAGCTGCTTTAATAAACTCTTATATCTAGGATGCTTATCCCTAATGTACTTAACGGCATTGCCAGTAACATTAATATATCTACGCTTCATCT